GACGAAAATGAATTAACCGAAGTTCTTGATGCTTACGGTTTCGAGTATGACAAGATAAAAGCTCAAGCTGAGCTCCTATATAACTCTTTTGACGCGTATAAAATTCCCTCTAATCTATTAAAGAATAAAATTACTGATCTAGGGTTTATTTATGAGCCTGCTCTTGGCGACACTTACCACAGATCTTTGTATAAAACTGGAAACTTTGTAAACTCTGCTAAAGGAACTAGTGCAGGTATAACAACTTACACCACCGCCTTAACCCACTGGGATAGCGGAATTTCATATGGAAACAACTTATTTTTAGACTATAACGATTCTTCATTTGAAGAATCTGTTGGGCGTTGGGCAGCAACTAACGGAACTGTTGCAGTATGTACCTACGCAAACACCCTATCTACTTTGGGAGTTGGGTTAACTCCTCCAACACCTGTTCTATTTAATAGAGACTACCCGCTACGTCAAATTTCTTTAGGGGTAGTAACCGCTACAAGCACCAGCGATATTACTTTGCGCTGTCCTTCAGCTACCTCTAGCGCAGTACTGTATGGGATTCCAGTAAAAGCTAACTCTAGGTATATGTTTAAAGGATTTATCAGAGCTATAACAACTACGTTTAGTGCAGTAGCAAAAATTCAATGGTTTGATGCTGCGGGCGTTTCTATTTCTACAAGCGTTTCTGGACCAACTTTAACTGCTACTACCGGTTACTGGTCAGAATTTAAATCTGCTTCTTCTGGAGTAGAGGACGGATTAGTTGCTCCAAGCAACGCTGTATACGCTAAACCAACACTAATTATTACCCCTACTGCTGGAGCAGATAAGTACGTAATAGATATGCTTCAATTTAGAGAGCTACCTGTTAGTGAAATTACCGTTAGTGGTAAATTACCCGCCCTTGTATATGAAGACCCAAGACTTGTTAAACTAAACATTAGAACAGACCTTGAAAACTTAATACCAAATCCAGGTTTTGATGTAAATACTACTGGGTGGGAACCGTTTAACGCCGAGTTAATCCAAGTAACCCCAGCACCTACAAACTCAGCTATTTTTGGCAACACTGTAGCAAAACTTACTGCCTTATCTAACGGACGAGTGGCTCTTATATCTGATTGGATTCCTGTAACTCCGGGAGCCCCACATAACTTTGCTATATACGCAAGTGGGGTTGCAAAAGTAGCTAAAGCAAGAATTGAATTTTCTTCACCACAAACAGAAGAAGAGCAAACTAACGTACTTTCTGATGTAGACGGAAGATATTTTAAGTCCGAGCCTTATTACGCAGACAGCGAACCTTTGACACTAACTAGTAGCGCAACTCGAGTATCAGTGTCTGCGGTATCTGCAGTGTCTACTCCAGATTATGGAAACCCCCTGTGTAAAGTATCTATTTATGTAGACAACGTTGTAGCTGGAGATGTATTTTATTTTGATGGAGCAATTTTAGCTGAATCAACAGAGGTTATTGATTACTTCCAGGGTAATGGTGCTCCAGTACCCAACGATCCAAACGTTAACACGTACTACAAGTCTAGTGATTGTTTTTGGGAGCGTAGAAATCAAGTAAATTTAGTTTCTCTTTCTACTTTAGAAAATGCAAATAAGTGGACAGCGACATCTGGAACAACCTTATCTATAAGCACTTCAGAGTTTAAATACGGAACTACCTCTTTAAGTCTTTCTGCTTCTGGAGGTGGATCCGCGTCTACCGTAGTAAAACTACCTATGGGAGCAGCGTTAGGTGGAGAAGATTTAGTAATATCTACTTACATAAAAGGACCAGTAGGCCTTTACTCAATTAGCACAAACGGGCAAACGTCTGGTAATTTTAAAATTACTGTTCCAAACGTTTGGACTCGTATTGAAACTCAAAGAGTTGCAGTAGCGGCAGAAACGCAGTTTACTATTACAGTTTCTTTGTCTGACGCGGGTTCAGGCACTAAAGTATTTTTCTTAGACGGTATTCAAGCAGAATACGGAAGACTTTCAACTCCCTATATTGATCCAGCAAATGCTCAAACATCCATATTTACAAACCCATCAGACGCAGCAGAAACCGTATCTGTTGCTAATAATCTTATGGTGAGTAGCGGTAAAAGTTATTACGCAAATCGTTACCTACAAAAAAGAGCACGATTAACCTCAACACTAAACAGCTTTATGCCCTCTGGATCTACTTGGTCTGTTCAACCATTCTCATTATTGATTGGTTTTCCAGACGTTGAAGATAATCTTGTTCCTTCAGGTTCGTTTGAAAACAGTACGTACGGCTGGTCTGGAGTTTCAGCAACTCTTGTTAGAACTGCTGCTAGAGGAAGCATCTTTGATGAGACACTTGTCCAAGGCGCCGCCTACGCAAAAGTAAAAGCGTCTGGTTCAGGAACTTTTGGGGCTATTACAGAGTTTATGTCAGTAATACCTGGAAAGGGATACTACAGCTCAGTAGCTATTCGTCCAGAAAACGAAGACGCATACGGAACCTACGTGTTAACCCTTAAATGGTACGACTTAGCTTACAACTTCTTACGAGAAAAAACAGACACCGTAGTACTAAACCGCGGAGATCGTTGGGCATACTTAAACATAGTTGCCCCTGGATCTAAAACAGTTAACTTAACTAACGTATCTGTAGCCTCTAACGTAGTTACTATAACTACTCAAGGAAATCACGGATTCTCAGTTGGTGAAGAACTATACGTAGGTATTGGAGACTCAGCTTATAACGCTATTAACGGAAGCATTATTATTACCGCTGCAACCCCTAACACATTCTCATATGGACAGACATTTGCTAATACAGCAAATACAGCAATAATTGGAAGAGCTAGTTTTGCTAACACCAGCATTGGTTTTGCAAAAATTCAAGTGACTTGCACCCCTTCCGTTTCTGGAACTGGTCGAGTCTTCCATCTTGACAAGGTTTTGTTTAGGCGATAGGTTTCTGCCCATGACCGAACTATTAGTAGCAGCTTGGGCCACGGCCTGTCTATTAACGGCCATAGAAGAACTATTAATATCCTTAGGCAAATGGAGAGGCTTACTCGCCCTCTCTATGAGCACAGTGGCTTGTTTTGTTCTTATGCCTATAGGTTGGAATTTAATCTTTTACGTCCTTGCTTCAGCTTTTGTAGGACTAACCTCCTCAGTTGTTGTTGAGAACCTTTTAACAGGTACCCCAGACAGAATTCAACGCGGCTTGCCAAGAAGGGTACCTCCGCTATAGAGTCTGCTCCGACAAGGAGGAGACTATGAAGTCACCATATTCAGACCCAAACCTTTCGCTACGTGCTAGAGGTTTATTTGCCTATTACGTTGAAGTTGGACGTGTGTTATCTGCGGAAGAAATGTCCGCATCTGTCCCAGAAGGCCGAGACGCAATTAGAAATGCTATGGCAGAATTAAAGCTGCAAGGTTATATAAAAGCCGTAAGGCATCAAGATAACTCTGGTCAATGGCGTACAAACTTGAAATTCACCGACAACGGATTATCAGGCGTTCTATACATGGACAGAGGTATAGTCACTAATACTAATACTAGTGATATGTCTACTAGAGTTAAGAGTATAGATACAGTTACTAACGTAACTGTATCTATAGAGGCTGCGCCTCAAACCGAGAAAGGAATTAAAATGGGTTGGGACATGTTTGAAGACAGCACACCCCCAAAATCTAAGAAGAAGGTTTTGGACACCGAGGATGACTCAGGTGCTATTGGGAAAGTAAATACCTTGAAGGTCGGGGGAGCTCGACGTAAAAAGACTAAGGTTGAAGTAGAAGCCCGTAATAGGATCAATGTCCCAGAAGAAGACTGGGTTACTGGAGATCTTGTTGCAGAGTTCTACGATTTGTACATTGCTACCTGTGGCGGTAGTGGCGCAGTAAATCAAATTTCTGGAAAACAGCTTGCTACTTGGATTAACAAACGAGTTGGTGAGGGTGTTGAACGTATTCACATTCTCAAGGGCATGCGTATGTTCTTTGGTGATACAAGAGTTATTTCAGACCCTGGTTTTGGACTTCCTATGTATCAAAGATTTATGAAGTATTACGGAATGATCCACGGAATGGTAAGTCGAGTTGACGAACCGATTGGTTTAGACGAAGATATGCTAGCGCATCAGGAAAAGATGCTGAAACTATTGGAGAGCTAATGTATAAACTCGAAGATGTAACTCCAAGTGTCCGTGCCCAAATTAGAGCAGCTAATCTCCCGATGAAAACCATTGGGATGGAGTTTTCCGATTTAACACCTAATTCTTCCTTTGACAAGATCCAGTCTTGGATTAAATCTGTCAAGGCAGGCAAGGTTGTACAAGCGGCTGGAAGCCCTAATTGCGGCAAGGGTCTACTGCTCCTAGGTAAACCTGGTCACGGCAAGACTACTCTCGCCTCTGTGGCCCTCCAGGAGCTTATGAGGGGTATGTCAGCGGAGACTTGGGGCTCCCCAGATTTGACTTTGAGACGACCAGCCATGTTTATGGACTATCCACGGTTTCTTCGGATTCAGAAATCTCAGTGGGATGAGTTTGACGATGCCACTGAAACTATGATCAATGGGATTTATGGAGACGGTCCCAAGGAAAATGTCATTCGAACATTTGTTCTAGACGATTTAGGAAAAGAACACAAGGCTTCATCTCGTTGGGCAGAAGACACGTTTGACGAACTGCTTCGTTCCCGTTTTAATTCGGGATTACCAACTATTGTTACAAGTAATACACCTCTTACTAGGTGGGAAGAGCAATACGGCGCACCAATGGCTAGCTTTGCCTATGAAGCTTTCATAGCAATTGATGTAAACTCGGGGAAGGATCTAAGAAGATGATGAGGTTTTCAGTGAAGAGTTGGCAAGTGTCGCAGTTGTTCTTATCGGACACTGGCGTGCACGAAGTTGAGATTGAGGCTAACTCTCTAAAAGTTCGTTGCAACTGCTCGGGGTTCAAGAACAGAAGTTCTTGCAAGCACACTCGTTTTGTCCGTGAGCGGATGTCAGACAACAACGGCGTCTACCCAACACACATTTCTACAAAAGCTCCAGTCCTAGAAGCTAACCTGGCTGTTCAATCACCAGAGGCTTTTAGAAACCTGTTAATCAACTACGGAAAAATCGAAGTAGTCTAATGAAGGGTGGGGATATCTCAAACGAGGTTCCTCTCCGAGTAGTAGTAACTTTAGATTGCATTCTTGACAGGTCCCCCACTCTCAAGAAAGTTCTGGGGATACCTGTCTTTGGAGAAGAGAGCAGTTACAACCGTCAGTCTCTTTCTTTGTTCTGGCGCTTTGGCGAAAAGTACGGATACACATTAGAGTTAGTTGGCTTTGGTTATTCAAAGAAAGAGATGGAAGAAGTTCTTGAGGATTTAAACAACCTTGGTACCAATCCGTTTAATTACGTAAACAGATATAACTCAGTAGCAGATTTAGTGGGAGAACTTCCCTATCGTCCAGAACTCAAAGGGGTTGTGGATATACCCTCTAGGGGTCTAAGGTACGGCAGTAAGTATTTAGCGATAGGGAGTTTGTAGTGGCAGCAGATAACGAAGTAAGGCTCCTCTCCCGCGCTGTACGAACTCGAGATATCTCTATTCTTCTAGAGGCCGGTGTTAACGACGACTGGTTCTTTGTAGATGAGAACAAAGCAGTGTGGCGCTTTATCCGTCAGCATTGGACTAAGTATCAAGAAGTTCCTACTGGCGTTACTGTTCTAGATAATTTTCCTACATATCGTTTGTTAGCAGTAGAAGACAACATTGATTATTTATTAGATCAGCTTATTGAATACCGTAAACGTCAAAGCACAATTACGGTTGTACAAGATGCGTCAGAAGCAATTGCTTCGGGAGATCACAACACTGCTATTGCGGTATTGAATCAGGGAGTAGCAAAACTTCTTGATGAAGGTTCTCGTGAGTCAACCGACATCGACCTAACTCTTAACGCTATTCAACGCTTTGATGAGTATCTAAATGTAAAGACTCGTCCAAACGGTTTGTTAGGTATTGCTACCGGCTTTAGAACTATTGATCAAGCAACCGCTGGTTTGCAACCTGGTCAGCTAATTACAATTATTGCTCCACCTAAAACAGGTAAGTCAGTTCTTGCTTTGCAGGTTGCAGTCAACGTGCACAACGATGGCTTCGTTCCTTTGTTCCAATCTTTTGAGATGAACAACATTGAGCAGCAACATCGACACGATGCAATGCGTTCCCACATTGCCCACTCCCGGCTGATTCGCGGGGCCCTGACTAAAGAAGAAGAGGCTCGGTATCAAAAAGTTCTTGAAGATATGGAAGGCATGCACAAGTTCTACTTAACAGACGCAGTATCTGCAATGACTGTTACTGGACTTGCTGCAAAGATTGACAAGCTTCGTCCAGACATTGTGTTTGTGGACGGTGTGTATTTGATGGTAGATGAGATCACTGGGGAGCAGAACAGTCCTCAAGCTCTTACAAATATAACTCGTGGTCTTAAGCAACTTGCTATGTCTAAGAAAATTCCTATTGTTATTTCAACTCAGGTTTTGTTATGGAAGATGAAGAAGCGCCAAGTATCAGCAGATGCAATTGGTTACTCATCATCTTTCTATCAAGACTCAGATGTTATTTTAGGATTACAAAAGCAAGATGAAGAAGATGATACTTCCCGTGAACTACGTATCGTTGCAAGTCGTAACTGTGGGCCGGCATCAAGTGATCTCTTATGGGACTGGGAAGAAGGGAAGTTTGAAGAGTATGGATCTTTATTTGGGATCAGCACCATTTAATGGCTCTCAATTATGTAAGTCAGAGGATCCAGAGTTGTTCTTTCCTGAGGACTACAACCACCGTTTGAGCGTGAACAAGGCAAAGGCTGTATGCCAGAGCTGTCCGCTGACTACTGCTTGCCTAGAGTATGCTATGTCGGACAGTAGTTTGGACGGTGTTTGGGGCGGTACAACTCCTCAAGACCGGAAGAACTTAAGACGACGGAAACGAGCATTACTATGAGTTTAGATTTAAGAGATAAAGATGCTCCTATAGAAGTTTGTATTTGTGGTTCTTTCTTATGGAAGGTTCAAGCAATGTTTGAAGAGGGAGAAATCTCTTTGTACATGTTAGATATGGAGTGCGTTTTATGTGGCGCACTTGCTACAGCACCAACACCAATTGATTACAGGGAGAATCGAAATGGGTAAAAAGAATAAATATGAGATGCCTACAGATGAGCAGCTTATGGAACGCGGTTACATGACTGTAGATCAATTTGTAGATCGTCTCTCAGAGGGCTTGCGTAACTATATGAAATCTAACTGGTCAGAAGAAGACGAGTCTGAAGAACTTCATCATCCAGAAGATCTTGCTGCAAACGCATCCACGTACACAGAGATTATGTACCGTGTAATCGGAGATTTTTCTTAGATGTACCGCGACGGGGATATTGAGAAGGTACTCCTACGTCTGGGTGTAGATGGCTCTCAACGCAACAGAGAGATTATCGGTTTATGCCCGATGCACTTAGAACGAGTTGGTCGTCAAGATAACAATCCATCTTGGTCAATCAATGCTGAGACCGGTGTCCACCACTGCTTCTCCTGTGGATACAAAGGTATTTTGCTTGGTCTCATAGCAGATGTGCTTGAACTTAAAACTAAGTTTGATCGCCCTGACTATGAGGCTGCAAAAGCATGGCTACAGCAAGAGATCGAAGTTGACTTTGAAGAACTTGCTAAGCAACTTGAAGAGATGCGCAACGCTTATGTTGGTCCTGCTCCCCGTCCAATTGAGATGAGCGACGCCCGCCTTGCAGTATTTGATGAGGTACCTGATTGGGCGTTACAAGCACGACAGCTAACGCGAAGCGCTGTTTCTAACCACGAACTTAAATGGGACCGCAAGCAAGAAGCTTGGATTATTCCAATTAGGAATGCTGAGAGTTCAAAGCTTATGGGCTGGCAAGAAAAGGGACAGACAAATAGAACGTTCCGCAACAGGCCAGCAGGAATCCAGAAGTCACTAACGCTTTTTGGTCTTGACGTTTTGATTGACTCATCTGTGCTCATAGTTGAGTCTCCATTAGATGTAGTAAAGCTTAGCTCAGCTAAGCTGAAATTAGGCGGGCTAGCAACCTACGGCGCTTCTGTAAGTCAAGCGCAGTTTGATTTGTTTAGGAAAGCTGAGAAGTTGATCTTTGCTTTTGATAACCCTAGGATTGATGCCGCAGGAGAAAAAGCTTCTAAAGAAATGTTTGCTAAATGTAAAGAAGCAGGTATGGAGTGCTGGTTCTTTAACTACGCAGGTACTAATATAAAAGATATAGGAGACATGTCTCGTGAACAAATCGAGTACGGCATTGAGAAGGCTAAACACTTCGTATTTGGTGAACAAGCAATCTACGGAGACTGAGGCCGCTTTAAGACTTAAAATTATTAAAGAGATTGCCCACGTAAGCGAGTATTACCGGGGAGGTTCTCCTAAGTCAGCTACTGCTATACTTGTTGAGGTAATGGCGATCATAAGGGGCAATTAATGTATCAGTACTGGTCCTGGATTCTTGCAGCTATCGGCGTTTGCGGAATCTACTTCGTAGGACGAAAAACAGTATGGGGTTGGATAGTTCTCTTATGTAACGAAGTTATTTGGATTGTCTACGCAACTACTACCAAGCAGTATGGGTTTATTGTGTCCGCTATTGCATATGCAATTGTTTACGTTAAATCATTTTTACATTGGAGAAGAGACGAACAAGTATGACCTTTACCGGCACCCTTCTTCCATACCAACCAGAAGCTGTAGACGCTATGTGCGAACGCGGCAAGATGCTTGTTGCTTATGACCTTGGCCTTGGTAAGACCGTGCTTACTATTGCAGCTATTGAACGTCTTATGGACGAACAGAAGATAATGGAGCCAGGTATAGTTATCTGTCTGTCTAGCCTCAAATACCAATGGGCAGATCAGATTAGGAAGTTTACAGATGAGTCTTCAACAGCTTTGGTTATTGATGGAACGCCGAAACAACGCATTGAGCAGTACCAACAGGCCTTTGACTGGGGGCATACACTCGTTGATTACGTCATTATTAACTACGAGCAAGTTGTTAACGACTGGGAGTATGTACGACAGCTCCCTACAGGATTCATTATCTGCGACGAAGCAACCGCAATCAAAAGTTTTAGATCCAAACGCTCCAAGTACGTAAAGAAATTAAAGAGCGATTATAAGTTTGCTCTTACTGGTACACCTGTAGAAAACGGAAAACCAGAAGAGCTCTACTCAATTATGCAGTTTGTAGACAATAGTCTTTTAGGTCGGTTTGATTTGTTTGACCAAACCTTTATTGTTCGCAATCGTTTTGGGGGTGTAGACCGTTACCGCAACTTACCTCTTTTAAACACCACCCTATCTAAGGCTTGTGTTCGCAAACGTCAGTCAGATCCAGATGTTGCCCCCTACTTGCCTGAGACTATATTTGCTGAGCCAATTTTAATTCAATTTGATTCTGTAAGTTCTAAGCTTTACAAAAGTATTGCTAACGAGATACTTACTGACCTAGATGAAGCTGTTGAGTCTTACGGAACAAGCTTTGACGTGTTTAATCACTATGGGCAAGCAAACTCTTGGGAGGGTGCTGACGCTTTGCGAGGAAAGATTATGTCTAAGCTAACTGCTTTACGCATGCTTTGCGACCATCCCCAGTTGCTAGAGTTTTCATCAAAGTCATCCGGGTATGCAGCAGACTTAAAAGAAACCGGACGTTTAGATAAAGTTACTAAATTTCCAAAGCTATCTGCTTTAAAAGAGTACGTGGATAACTTTTTAGGTGAGTACGAGGGTAACAAGATAGTTATCTTTACTAGCTATGTTCACATGGTAGATATCATCAGAGACACTTTACTCTCAAGCTGGGGCAGCACCCCTTACACAGGAGAAATGAATGCTAAGGCTAAAGAAGAATCTAAAGTTAGTTTTCAAACTGATCCCAGTATTCGCATACTTGTTAGTTCTGATGCCGGTGGTTATGGTGTGGATTTGCCTCAAGCTAATCTCCTTATCAATTATGACTTACCTTGGAATGCTGGGTTGGCTGTACAGAGGAATGGTCGAATTCGTAGGGCGTCCTCTACTTGGACGTCGATAGTTATTCAAGATTTTTTAATGGAAGGATCTATTGAAGAGCGTCAACACACCATGTTGCAACAGAAAATTGCTATTGCAAACGCCGTAGTAGACGGTGAAGGAATTGACGATAAAGGCGGGGTTGCTTTAACTGCAGGCTCACTTAGGGCTTTCCTACAGAACATTACGGTTTAGACTTATTCAATGCCTAACGCACCTAAGACACCTACACGCACTATCCGTGTATCCAGCGACCTTTGGGGTGCTGTAAAAGAAAAGGCTGCTATTGAAGGCCGCACAGTCACAGACGTAATTGTTGAGGCTTTAAAGCGGTATGTAAACCCCTCACAGCGTACTCCAGGGTATCCAGACCAAGAACTGTGGGATAGCCAGAAGTAGCTTGCGTTTTGTCAGTGGCGTGATATAGGATGCTTCTAAAGGAGGCACCACATGCCAAACGTTATTCCACCGGATAAACCACCGGTAAGTTCTGTACTAAGCAAAGTACAACAATTTATTACTATTAAGCGTCAAGTTGACGATCTTACTAAAGAACAAACCCTACTTAAAACTTTTCTTTCTAATCTCGTAGATGAAGAAGGAGAAGCGGACGATAAAGGAAACCTCTGGTATCCATTAGAGCAAGAAGTAGACGGTTATCGTTCTTTACAGCGTCAACGTAAAGTATCCCAATCTTTAGCCCCAGCTGAGGCTACTCGTATCCTTGGCGCAAAAGGTTTAGCAGAGCGTTGCTATACTTGGGAACCAGTATTAAACGAAGATCAAGTTATGGCCTGTCTTTATGAGGGGCTATTAACTGAAGAGGACATTGATTCAATGTTCCCTAAGAAAATTGTCTGGGCTTTTATTCCTTCTAAATCTTAGGGTAGATATGAACGACGAAGTTGACAAACTGTTTAAGAGCCTGGATGATTACTATCCTGGTTCAAAACGCAAACGTCGTAAACCAGATCCAAATGTAAAACCCCGTAAAGTTTCTACACCAAACGCTTGGAATGTTGACCCTCAAGTCAAAGCATTACCAAACGGTAAGGTGATAGAATTGTTTAGTGCAGGAGCTATGGCTATTGCATTAGGCAGACCGTTAGTTACTTTGAGGCTTTGGGAACGAAAAGGTTATATACCGCGTGCACCCTATCGCTTGAAGTCAATGATTGTTAAAGGTGTAAAGAAGCCCGGATGGCGGATGTACAGCAAAGCAATTGTCGAAGCAACTATCGAAAGCTTTCAATCTAGAGGACTTCTTGAAGCACCTCGGGTTGATTGGAATCGACATCATGATCTATCAATTGAATTGATGGAGAAATGGACTAAGATTCACACGCAAGAAACAACTTAATATGACCATCAACCAATGATCCATTGACCGAAAGGAGATACCCAAATGGGTATCCGTATTGAAACAACCGAAACACCTAACGTCGACTCTTATGTAGTCGATACACCAACAACTGAAGTTCTCGAAGAGATCTTCCAGACTGAGGACGAAACAGAAGTTCCTGAGCGTTCTTCAGTAATTCAAACAGGTTGGGCAGCAGCAAAGAAAGCTGTAGCAAAGTCCAACAAAACCTTCGCAACTGATTTCCGATTTGACGAAGATGTCCAACTAATTAAGTTCATTGGTAATGAGCCAATGTCCTTTATGCAGCACTGGGTAAACCGTCCTGGTAAGAAATCATTTATTAGCATTGGCGAGGGTGACCCGCTAGTTGCTGTAGGTAGTAAGCCAGATCAAAAGTTTGCGTTTACTGTCCTTAACCTTTCTGACGAAGATCCACAACTTCAATTAATGGTTGTTGGAGTTCGTCTATGCGGACAACTTGAGAAGCTTGATTCTGACAAGAAAACTGGCCCACTTAATCGTCCCGACATCTACTGGGCAGTCAGTAAGTCTGGCACCGGTACAAAAACATCATACTCAGTTACACCAGTAAAAGAGCGTGACCTTGCTGAGGATTGGGGTATTGACCCTGTTGCAGCCTCAGAGTTAATCAAAACAATGAAGCCACTTGGACCAGATGCGTTACACACATCTACCAAAGCTGAACTTGCTGAAATTGCTCGTGAAATTGCATCAGGTAACTAA